AAGGTTAATGCTAAAGGTGGGAATACAACTGTTCCTGATTACGGTGCAACGGTAGACAGTAGGGATAACTCTATGCTGGTATACCCAGCTTGGAGAAATGTTCATGGTGTAACCCCTATAAGACCAACCGCAGAAGGTGGATATAGAAATAGCCTAGTGTTCTACCCGCTTAAAGCCTTCAACAATTACTGGGATTAAAACGGAGTTATAAAAATGACTGGAAAAGGCAGACCCCCGCACAAACCCTCAAAAGAGAGCAGAGAACAAGTCAAACGCTTATCTGCATTGGGTTGCCCGCATGAGGACATAGCTACCCGCTTAAAGATAAGTGCTGATACGCTGGTCAAGTATTACCAAGACGAACTAGATGAAGGCCGTATAGATGCAAACTCAGCTATTGCTGGCACTTTGTTTAATCAGGCAAAGAAGGGCAATACTGCTGCCGCTATCTTTTGGCTAAAGACACGGGCAAGATGGAAAGAAACGCAGGTTAATGAGGTTACGGGTTCTAACGGTGGTGATCTAAGAATCTCATGGGCAGATGAGTAGCCCTATAAAGCTAAAATACCGCCCTAGAAGCGTTTTTGAGGACTACCATAGCCGTAAGCAACGCTGGGCTGTTATCGTGGCTCATAGGCGTTGTGGCAAGACTGTAGCCTGTATTAATGATCTAATCGTCAAAGCCCTGCTAGAAAACAAAAAACACGCCCAATATGCCTACATTGCCCCGTTTTACTCACAGGCTAAATCCGTAGCTTGGAGATATTTAGAACGCTTTTCTGAGCCTGTATTGGCAAAGGCTAACCAATCTGAGCTATGGGTTGAATTGGTCAATGGCGCACGAATAAGGCTGTTTGGGGCTGATAACCCTGACGCACTTAGAGGCAATTTCTTGGATGGCGTGGTTATGGACGAAATGGCCGATATGAAACCATCCGTATGGGGCGAGATTATTCGTCCTTTATTATCAGACCGTATCGGTTGGGCCACATTCATTGGTACACCCAAGGGCCACAACGCTTTTTATGACATCTTTAACGAAGCCCAAAAAAACCCGAATTGGTATGTGAAGACTCTACGGGCAGACCAAACCAATCTTTTGCCACAAGCAGAATTAGATGATGCAAAGGCATCTATGTCAGCTAACCAGTACGAGCAAGAGTTCTTATGCTCATTTGAGGCCGCTATCATTGGCGCATTCTACGGGCAGGAGATGCGTAGGATCACCGACCTTGAGCGTATTACCACCATAGACTATGACCCTATGTTCCCCTGCCATACCGTATGGGATTTGGGGTATAACGATTCCACGGCTATTATTTGGTTTCAGGTGGTATACGGTGAGATACGGGTGCTAGACCACCATTCTAGTAACGGTCAGGCTATCCCTTACTACACAGGCTTACTAGCCCAAAAAGAGGATCAATACGGGTACAAGTATGGCTATCACTACCTACCCCATGACGCTAGGGCTAAAACATTGGCGAGTGGTGGTAAGAGCATAATCGAACAAATTGCGACAAAAATTGACATAAAACATTTAAAAATCGTACCAAACCTATCACTTCAGGATGGAATACAGGCTACACGACTTGCATTAACACGCTGTTGGTTCGATAATAAGTGTGACGAACTAATTGAATGTTTGCGTCAATACCAAAGGGAGTGGGATGATGATAAGAAAGTATTTAGAGATCGCCCGAAGCACGATTGGACAAGCCATTCAAGTGACGCTATGCGCTATCTTAGCCTTGTTTGGAAGGATGAGGACAGCCCTATCCTCAAAGATACAAGGATTAAAGGACTACATATTGGGCAAACGGATGTAACGCTCAACGAAATGTGGAAAGAAACCCCCAAAGTAATTAATAGGAGAATTTAAATGACAACAGCAGCCGCAACATTTGCACTACCCTACGAGCATGTAGCAGCTTCACAAACAGCCCAAGTATTAGGCACAACTGGTGCTACAGGTGATTATTTACACCGTTTAGTTATTACTGTATCCGCTACAGCTACTTCTACTGTAAGCCTATTAGATAACACTACATCCCATGTATTGGTAGCCGCCAATACTGCAATCGGTGTTTATTCCATTGAAGTAAATACTTTTTCTAAAAATGGTGCTTGGAAAGTAACTACGGGTGCTGGTGCTGAAGTAATAGCAGTAGGTAACTTTACCTAAGGATTAACATGGATCATACATACGAAGATTGGTACAACTGCATCGCCCAGTACGAGCGTACATTTAAAGAATGGGAAGGTCGTGCCGATAAGATCGTTAAGCGTTACCGTGACGAATCCCGTAGCCGCAACAACCCACAAGCTAAGTTTAATATCCTGTGGAGCAATGTACAGACCATTACCCCTGCGGTATTTGCAAGACTGCCAAGACCCGATGTAAGCCGTAGATTCCGTGATAACGACCCTATTGGTCGTGTAGCGTCAATGATGCTAGAACGAGCCTTAGAGTACGAAATTGAGCATTATGGTGACTATGCCAGCGCAATGAAGCAAGCGGTTCAAGACCGTTTACTCGGTGGGCGTGGTACAGCATGGGTGCGTTACGAGCCACATATTGTCGGTCAAGCTGGTGGTATGGGTGAAGGTGCACCTGAAGATGGCTTTCAAGTTACTGAAGATACAGACGAAGCAGAAACCGAAGGCGGTATATACCGTGAAGATCAGGAGCGCATAGAGTACGAATGTGCGCCAGTCGATTATGTGTATTGGCGTGACTTTGGATTAACAACTGCCCGTACATGGGAAGAAGTAACCGCTGTATGGCGTAAAGTTTATATGGAACGCCCCGCCCTAGTCGAGCGTTTTGGTGAAGAACTAGGCGGTAAGATTCCGCTAGACACCAAGCCTGAAACATCTAAATCATTTAGCGAAAAGATGGGCGAAATGTCACGAGAAGCCCTAATTTACGAGATTTGGGATAAAGCCACAGGTCAAGTGATTTGGTTATCCAAGTCTATGGGTAAGATACTTGATACCCGTGACGATCCGTTGCAGCTTGAGAACTTTTGGCCCTGCCCAAAACCCATGTTCTCTACCCTTACGACAGACAGTCTAATCCCTGTACCTGACTTTGTGTTGTACCAAGACCAAGCAAGACAGTTAGACACGCTGGCAGACCGTATTGATGGATTCATCCAAGCACTCAAGGTTCGGGGCGTGTATGACGCTTCTGAACCATCCCTTGCCCGTTTGTTTACAGAGGGTGAGAACAACACTCTCTTGCCTGTTAAGAACTATGCGGCATTTAGCGAGAAGGGTGGACTTGTAGGGGCTATTAACCTTGTAGACATTAAGCCGATTGCCGAAGGTCTAAACATGGCTTATCAGGCTATGGAGCAGGTCAAGGGTCAAATCTACGAGATTATGGGTATTGCTGATATCCAGCGTGGACAGACCGATCCGAATGAAACCCTTGGCGCACAGATTATTAAGTCGAATAATGCCAGCGGTAGACTTAAGACCATGCAACACGATGTAGTGAACTTTGCTACCGCCCTGTTACAGATCAAAGCGCAGATTATTTGCCAGCATTTTACCGATGACACCATCGTCAAGATTAGTGGTGCAATGCAACTATCCCCACAGGATCAAGCACTTATCCCACAAGCCCTTGCATTATTGAAGGATGAACCCGCTAAGAACTTCCGTATCGAGGTGACTAGCGACTCCATGATTTATCAGGATGAGCAACAAGAAAAAGCAGACCGCATGGAGTTTCTAAGCGCAGTAAGCGGATTCTTAAGTACAGCTTTACCTGCGGCACAATCTACGCCTGAACTTACCCCAATGCTGATTGAGATGCTTAAGTTTGGCGTAACAGCGTTTAAGGCTGGTAAAGGATTAGAAGGATTGATTGACGAAACAGCCGATAAGTTCCGTCAACAAGCCAAGGCAATGGAAGGCCAACCCAAGCCACCATCACCTGAAATGCAGAAGTTACAGATGGAAATGCAGATGGATCAGGCTAAGATGCAAGCCCAAGTACAGGCTAAACAAGCTGAAATGCAGGCTCAGATGCAGATGGAAACACAGAAGATGCAGATGCAGATGGAACTTGAGAAGGCTAAACAAGAGTACCAAGCCCAAGAGAACCAGCTTAAATTCCAATTGGAAGAACAGCGTAACGCTATGGATCGTGAGATGGAGATTAAGGTCGCTCAGATGAAGATGCACACCGAGCGCAATACTCAGGTCTTGTTAGCGCACATTAACAACGGGGCTAAGATTGAGGTTGCCCGCATTGGTTCAGATGATTCTGATGGCGCACAAGCCTACATGACCGAGATGGATATGGCTGATTCAATGAAACATCCAATGCAGCCTATTGCCGATGCTATTGCCATGAGCAACCAGCAAATGACCTTAGCATTAGGTGATTTGGTAAACACCATTAACGAGAACCACAATAGACCGAAGCAGGTAGTTCGAGGACAAG